CAATGCTGAAGATAGGAACCATCTCCATATCTTCAGCATCAACGACAGTCTTAGTTTCTAGCTCAATCATTACGGATTCGCTCCGATGTCAAATTATGTTACTTGATCCACGACGTGGAATGGGGTAATGGCCGCACTGACGTATAGCGCAGACCAGGTCACAGGGAACAACCATTGAGCATCAGCGCGGAATTCAGAGTCCACATTGGCCATCGAAAGCACCTTGCGGACAATCACACGCCGAACCTTTTGGTTTGGACCCCAACCGTCAAACAGCAATGCTCCATAGTTCGGCTGTGTCGCAGCAAGAGCAGCGGCGGGGTCATATGTGTTCTGGTTTGCGCCGGTAACTACCGTGCCGCCATTGAGCACAACAGACAGGTTTTGCAGTGTGCCTTCAGCAAGCTGCGTAACAACCTGAATGTCGCGAGCAGTCAGACGGCGACCGACAACGTCAACAACCTGATCTACATCCAATGCGGTGTAAGTCTGGTTGAATGACAATTTGATACCACCAAGGGTACCACCGATGTCCGGCCAGGCCGAAGCAGGCGGCGCAGCAGTTACTGTGGTATCGGCAGGCTCCGCAGGACCAGCTGAACCCCATGTACCATAGTACAAGGTAGCAGGCCCAAGAATGAGGTTGGAAACATTAACGGACATTCGTCATCTCCTAAAATCGGATTTCTTCAAGGGCCATTTGTATGATTCAAAATCAGGCATTTGTCGTAGGTGGATCCTTTCCATTTCTGTAATAAAGCTTGGACATTGTATCACTTTGACTCCTGTGAATATCCATTCCATCTCATCCTTATTGGTATGCGTTATTACTTTGCCTCTGTATCTAATGATCTCTTTGCTGATTTCACCCACCAATACATAATCTGTCATAATGTGATCGGAGCCCAATTCAATGTGACGTGCATCGTATATCTCGCATAACCTGTGGTATCCCGAATCCGTATCGGCTCGCTAATGCAATATGCGCTTAACAATCTAGCTGCTGGAAAACTCCCAATTGCAGCTACTCGATGTGGTTTGACCTTGTAACACTGGTTCCTGATTGTCTCCGCTAAATTGTTCGCTTTGCCCCATGGTGCTTTATTGCTAGTTCTGCTTACAGCGAAACAATCAAACCCAACGATTGGGGATAGCACTGGCACATAAATGTTAGATGCGCCACCAATTGCATTGACCACCACGAAGCCATTAGCAGCCCATGTGGTATTGTCTTCTGGCAATTGTGTTGCGTACATCCCTTGGCTCATGAATTCAGATAGCCACGCCAGAGCGACCAATTCAGTATTGACATACATTGTAGTCATGATGCGATCCTGAATGGTACATTACCACCAGCATTGCGAACTTTGTAGAGGGCTGGGCGTAGGAATGGTTGAGCTGGTACCCAACTACCGCTTAATGTGTGGTGGCCAAATTCCACATACATCGCGTACGGTGCTGTTGCACCAAAATACATGTGAGAATGTACGCCGCGACCTTCAATGAAATATGTGATTGAATCTTGGAGCTCGCCGGTAAGAACAGGAACGCGCGTTTGGGCATCTTCAACCATTTCATCGCCCATACGCTCCAACAATTCACGAATTGGACCATCAAGATGGTGAATCCAATTCGTGTTGATTCTTACGACAACTTGCGCATCGGTTTGGTTAGGCTGATATGCTGGGATGCCTAAATTGCTCAGGGCTGTACTGCCCGAGATCAATGGGCTCTTTTGTCCCACGTACTTGGCCATGCCATACCTTTGCGGTTATGGCGGGCGCATCGCGCGCTATTCCTGCTGGTTTGCCCAGCTATTAAGTTATCAGTTTCAAATTCAACCTTGTATCCGGTTTTGCGACTACATAATCCCCGGCACTGAAGCTGTCTACGGTATATGTTACGCCACTGCGCTCATCTAGGATTCGATCGTTGACTTTAATGTCTGTGTTAAAGCCAACCCTACCGGTGATGTATGTCATTATCATTGGTTCTTCTTGTGATGCTATTGTGGCAATTGTAGTACGTGCGATTATGGACGCTAGCACTCCAGTCGCCACTGGTGTATTGGTCGGCTCTTCATCGCCAAATGTATCTACCGTTTGTCCACGTAAAATGGATATCGTGGTATTGGCACGCGCTAACATCAGGAGAATGCCTCCCATGCTAGAATGCTATCATCCAACAATGGGTTGATAGCGTCAGCCTGGCGATCTATGAATGGCGTGATCATCCGCAGACTCTTACTACGCATCCAACTGACATTCTTAATAGCGCGAATCGCCAATGGTCCCAGATAAACCGCATCTTTACTCGCAAACATAGTATTGACGCCGTCTTGCTGGATTCCCAATACCTTGTGCCTAGAGAATATGTCTGGGTTTTCCTTCATCCATGCTGTTTGGTAGGCTACGGCGCGCTTGAGCCAAATAAGATCGCGTTGCCCAATCTTGGTCGCATTCGGAGTTCTATTGACCACCATTTCAATAATGAATTGAGCTGACAACAAATCTTCTTCAGCGACATCCTTGTTCGTTATTGAAGCAACATCAGACAAACTAGCCCACGTAGCCAATGCTGTCCCTGGGGCTGGTTCGACATTGAAAGCCTGTTCACCTGTAAAATCAAGAATGTTCCCAGGCCCTATAAGTTTGACAACAACTTTGTAAAGCCCAACCTTTGTGAAAATACTAGGTGCTGTATTGATAATCCAAACTACCTTGCCAATTTGTGCTGGATCGTATGGGGATACGCTACCGGGTTGCGACGCAATGCCGTCTGGATCAGTCATGATAACTTGCATTGAAGTGTATGATGACAGACTCTTGGGATTTCCATTATCATCAACAACCTGCCAAACTTGCGGATCAGCAGGTATTTGTCCGACTGTAAATGGTCCCATGGCAATTCCTGTCTCGCGTTGCCCTTAGTCTACTTGACTGATGTTACCGTGGTGTCGCTTAGTTTTGTGATTATGCCTTGCCCTCTGAACCTTAGAAGATTAGTTCCATTATGTAATATGATGATATTGCCTTGTCCTCTGAATACCAATGTTCCAGGGTTGATGTGAATAACAATCGGATCGCTTGGAAGTACCGATAGAGCTGGAATCACTAATGCTGTAACGCTTATCGCACCAGAACCGGAAATGATGATGGTTGTGATGACTTTATCAAGAGGTGTTATGCTCAAAACGCCAAAACCAGATATGGCTATTGGTGTTATACGCGCGATTGCTATGGCGACAGTTAGGCTGCTCGCTCCAGCCATCAAAACTATTGGTACCAATATCTGAATGGCGGTAATTGACAATGAACTTGTACCGGCCATCGCTACTACGGCAATTGTAAGCGTAGCAATTGACAATGTGCCAAAACCAGCAATGGTTACTGGCGTTGTCAAGAATGAAGCAATGGTTACAGAAATGGCTCCAGACCCAGCGATCGAAATGGTGGCGAGAACAGTATGTAGGACAGTAATGGCTAATGTGCCATTACCAGACATTGCTATGGAGATTCCTACAACCGCAAGTGCGGATAGCGAGCTAGTACCAGCAATGAGGATCGCCGGCAAAATTGTATCAACTGTAGTAACGCTCAGGCTGCCAACGCCAGATATTGCAACAGTAGAAACAACAGTGTCAATTGTGGTAATTGACAATGTGCCTGAACCGGCAATTATGACAGTTGACAGAATTGTATCAATTGCTGTTATTGCTAATGCCCCAGTGCCAGCAATAGTAACAGCAGCAGTAACCGTACCAGCGAGCGCGATGCTAAGCGTACCATTACCAGCGATTGTCGGCGCAATGATTATAGTATCAATTGCCGAAACAGATAGTGAACCAGTACCTGCAATAGTTGGCTGTATTGTGATGACATCAACAGCCGTAATGCTTAGACTGCTGGTGCCAGATATTGTTGGTTGAACGAATATTGTGTCAATCGCTGTAACAGATAGCGAGCCAACGCCAGCGATTGTGATTGTTGGTAGAATTGTGTCAATTGTCGTTATGGAAATTGCACCAGAACCTGCAATTGAAACTGTTGCTGTAACTGTACCGGCAAGTGCAACACTCAGAGTACCACTGCCAGCAATTGTCGGTGCTACAATTACTGTGTCAATTGCAGTTATTGATAGCGCGCTAGAACCGGCTATTGATACTGTGGCTATGACAGTGTGTAGTAGTGTAATGGCTAATGTGCCACTGCCAGCGATAGTTGGTTGTGCGATTACCGTGTCAACTGCAGTAACGCTTAGGCTGCTGCTTCCCGCCATAGTGATAGCAGGCAATATTGTATCAATAGCAGTGATGCTTAACGAACCTGTGCCGGCAATGCTGATTGTTGGTAATATCTGATCAACTGCGGTAATTGATATTGCGCCAGTTCCCGCTATGCTGACGGCAATGCCGACAACTGCCAAAACTGTAATTGAACCATTACCAGCAATTGTGATAGTTGGCAGTATGGTATCAACAGTAGTAACACTCAAACTGCCAGTGCCAGCGATTGATATTGCAGGTACATGTTGTATGAGGGGCGTAATAGCCAATGTACCAGAGCCAGCTATTGTAACAGCCGGCAAAATGGTATCGACTGTGGTTACAGATACTGCTCCTGAACCTGCAATTGTAATGGCTGGCAAAATAGTATCAATTGCGGTTACAGATAATGAACCACTACCAGCTATTGTTGGCGTGGTGGTAATGGTATCAACAGCGGTGATTGCTATTACGCCTGAGCCTGCTATTGTAACTGCAGGCAGAATTGTATCAATAGCGGTAACGGCAATTGATCCCGAACCCGCTATTGTGACAGGAGAAACGGCGCCACTGGGCCCGGCGAATGGGACGAACCCAAATCGTACGTTAGCACCTGCGCCGTGAGCCATTAGACTGCCGGCTCAGCCCAGATGATCCACGGAATGACGTTAATTGATGCTGGGAATTTAGTACGAATGCGCAAAATAGCAGATATGTCAACCATAGGCTGATGGCCTTCCGGCCACCATAAACTGTACCCCGATTGAGGATATACCTCCTCAGCATCGAGCGATCGCACAGCCGTAATGGTACCTTCTGCGCTAGCATTGTACCCCGTAGCAGCAGTACCACCTACACAAAGGCTCGCAGGGCTTTGGGGGTTACCCCATTTGTCTGGTGTCAATGTAGTAACGGTTGCGGCGACGGTTCCAGTTTCTAGCAAATGCGCGTAACCAGGTTGCGCCGCTGCTGATGAGTCAAATGAGACGCCCCAACCAAGTAGCTTAATTGCAGTCGTCGCTGGTGTAGCAACTTGTAGAACTGTTTTCAAAGTTGCAGCGCCAGTACTAACAACCACAACATCAAATGGCGCACTTGTCGCTCGTGGCAAGGCGATGTATTCATTAGTCATATCATCCTCCGAAAGATGCGCGGGAATGTTGTGGTTGATATGTAAACGGTTGTTGACGATAACGCAAGGCAGGGAGCGGGGAACCGGCTGCAGCGACAGCAGCCCGGATTTCGGCGGCAAGACAGGCTGCACCACCACTGGTGATCGTATTTGTAACTCCAATAGTCTGTGCAGTTGAAGCCACAGTACTAGCAACACTACCTAAAGCAACAGCGATTTGGCCGCCGGAACTGTCTGAATCATCAAGAGCAGTAGCAGCATTCGGGGTCGGAGTGAATGGCTCGAACCAGTCAAGGATTGAACCAACAATCCAACTGCCGGTGTAGGTCGGTGTGAGTGCTACCGTCGCCGTCGCTCCGTTTGTATTTGCCGAAGCACCCAATAATGCAGCATAATTGTCGCCGGTAATCTCTATGAGAGCAGCGAAGATGCGGATCACAGCTGAAGAGCCGGTAAGCGCAATCACCGATGGGCCGGGATTAGCCGTACAATGTACCGCCCAAATAGCCACTTGAGGGGAAAAGGCATTTGGTGCATAACTCACTAATGGTGACGCACCCCAAGAGCCTGATCCACCGGATGACCAAGAAACACCAGTAACAGTCGCGGCTGGGCTACCAGACCCATTTGACTGTACACCAGTGACAAGTAAGTATGTAGAGCCCGCATTGGGCCAGAATGCTGGTAAGGAACCAGAAGTGGCTGATGTCTTAGCGGATGGAGTTGGAGCCGGGTTTGCCACAATTACAGTATTTGCCGGTGCAGATACACTTGGCCCAAGCCAGTTAGCATCGGATACCGCTAGGTCATCCATCCAAATTGTAGATTGGTTAGCAGCCGTGGAAAATTCGCCAAAGACTATTGTGGTCGCTTGAAATTGCGCGGTTGTGTTCATCGAGCTCATGTCGTCAGGCAGCAAGAATGAATCTGCATTCAAATACAACCGCAATGTGCCAATTGTTACAGCCGTACCTATGGATGTGATTCCTATTTCAATTCGCACCCACTGGTTCAACGGGATTGCATGTTGGCTCAACGAACCATTGGTACCGCCTGATTGAAGAAAAATCTGCCCAGTATTGTTGATCCAAACGTCCATGTTTGAGGCAGAGCCAACAATGGTACACAATCGCCATGTGACGCCAGATGCCGGCAGGGCTGTAAGATACAGGTAGAAACGCGCATACAAAATTGACTTAGTTGAGATATTCCATGTGACCGTTGATGCAGCGCTGCTCAAGCCTCCTGTTGATGCCATTGATTGCGTGCCGGAATGGGCCTGTGTGTTATTGTACGTGGGGGTAAACTGACTACCGACAGCGTCAAAAGAAGTACCACTGCCAGTATCAGTAGTCTGAATGTTGGCGCCACTGCTACCGGCATCAAAGTTGTAAGACTTGGCGACTGGAGTCGGCGGCCTGATTGGTCCAGCGGTAGCTGATTGCGCTGAACCACCACTATTGCTGCCAATAATGTAGAACCAATATTGATTAGCATTGGACAATTGCTGTGCGATAAAGTTAGTTTGCCCAGTTTGCCCGGTAGCAATTTGGGTAAAGCTAACACCATCGGTAGATTGCCAAATGGCATAAGTGGGCTGCGGATAAGCGGCGCTATCAGCTGTCCAAGTGATGTTTATGACCGTAGAAGATACTGTATTTAGGGTAAGAGAGCGCGCGGTTGGCGCTACTGGTTGCAACGGAATGTCAGCAGGTGCATTTAGATATGACGCACAGCTGCTTGATGAAGCTTCAGTAGTACCATCATAAAAGAATGTGTTTGTGTAGGCAGTAGCCATTGTTTGGGTATTGGAAGTCCATACTTCAACAACCAACAAATCGCCATTTTGAATGGTGATTGATGCCCCAGACCCAGTAGCTGAAACTGCTGCTTCAGCAGTAGATGCAGGGCCGCTTGATCCAGCGGCTGGGGTGAAGATATTGCCTACTTTTGTGCCAGTACCGGGACGCCATATATAAATGGCACCCAATTCCAGCTTCACCGCAGAAGCTGTATTTGATTGAGACAATGCTGCCGATAATGTCCATGTTCCAGCGGCGATAGTTTGTGCCGCTAACGGATTGGAGATGTGACGGGTCATCCAGTTTTGCTGTGCGCCAGTTTGTGCCAAAGTGGTTAGTGCTTGACTAACTTGAGAGGAACCAATGGTGCCATCCATAGTGCGGTTTGTAGTCGCACCAGAAGAAGTGACACTTGGCGTGGTACCAGATTGTGAACTGGCGCCAGGTAAAGTGCCAGTAGCCCCACTAGTTGCTGTATGAAGATAAAATTTTTGGGTCATAGCAATACCACCATTAGCGGGCAGCAGCCGGTAAACCCAGGAGCTACAGGGCAATCCAATTCATAGCCGAGATTGGCGCCAAGTTCAATACGCAATTCTTTCAAATGGTCGTGATCGCGCACTACAGTTGGTGTACCGTGCACATCGATCACCGAACCAATAATACAATTACCAACTCCGACACATTTGCCATAAACTACCCAACGAACACCATCGGTACGATGATAGCTTACCCAACCATCCCCGGAATCTTCAATAACGACAGTTGGGTCTTGTGTTGGTTGGCCCGTCACGCTTCCGTGACTGTGTAGTTGCTAGTCGGAATTGAACAGGTGTCACCAGAGTTCACTGTTTTTGCGAGGGATGCACCACCACGGAAATTCATGAGTTTTGGTGTGCCTGTTGAATCATGCGTGTATACGTCAGCCCACGTTCCTGCCGGCATATTTGATGCGCTAATGGCACCTGAAGAATTTGTCTTTGACGCGGATGCTGCACCTGTAGTTGGGAATGCGCCGACATGGGTAATTCCACCAGATGGATATGAGCCACCTGAGAATGGAGTACCAGCAGTACCAGCCACACTTACGGTTGTGGTGAATTCAGTTTTGATGGGGAATGTGTATGCCGTACCGCCCAGTTGTACAATTGAGGTGGTACCGGCTGTATAGGCGGCTGCTGCATAACCGCCATAGAACGCATCTAGGCAGTCATTCGCAAATGTCGTGAATTTGCTCATTCTTGACCCACCAAATTGTCATCAGGCAATGTACGAATATGAGCACGTAATTCATTGCCGTGAACGCCACTCTTGGCCGCCTCAACTGCAGCCATTGACCTCGCGTGTTGAGGCGCATCACCCCACATGTCGAGGTATTCCTGTGGCGTGCAATCGAAGTGGAATGAGGGGTTGGCAATAACGGTTGTCTCACGTCCCTCAGTTTCTTTCACCCAATTGCCCCACCAGTGGCCTTTGGGGTGATCGTCATCCTGGCCGCATCCGTCACAATGCGTGACATCCGGCGCTTCATCACTCACGATTGTGCCTTTCCTGATTCAAGAACAAATCGGGGTGACATAGTCAGGCTTGGCGCCATATTTGCGGGAACAACAGGCACTGAGAATGTCA